TGTCTCCACGGAGCCGCTCTTAAAACAAGGGTATTATGAGGCGTAAATACGAGATTCTTGCGGCAATAATTTGCTTAATGACAACATTGGGTCTTATCTATTATCAATTTACCATACGAAAACCAGCTGGTATCCCCCCCACCATCAAAGTTATTTATCAATACCCTACATCAGATTCCGATGATGACTCTTATGATGACATAGAAGATGCTGACGCGGAGGATTTGAAATGACAGGATTATGTGCGCCAAACACGCCACCAGATGACAGGCTAATTGGTCGAATCGTAGAGAATGAAGGCATCAAGAAATTTGTTTATAAAGATATCATGCAATATTCTACAGTTGGGATTGGTCGTTGCATCGAGCCAAATGTAGGCAAAGGGCTGTCTGTGGATGAGTGCTTCTATTTATTGCGAAATGACCTTGCAGACTTCAGGAGAGAATTGTCAGTATATGATTGGTTCAAAATCCAAGACGACGTTCGTCAGGGCGTCTTGATTGAGCTTGCATTTAACATGGGAACCGCGAATTTACTGAAATTCAAGAAAATGATTGCCGCTCTTTCAGTGAAGAATTACTCATTAGCCGCAAAAGAGTTGGTTAATAGCACATGGTTTACACAGGTCGGGAAAGGCCGTAGTGATGATATCCGATGGAGATTGGACAATGGGCGCTATAAGTAAAGAAGATGTTGAGCAAATAAAAATAGTTGAGTGGGTAAAACAGTGTACTGACTTGCCCATTATCCATATTGCAAATCAGCGTCAAACTTCGCCGCAGCATGGTTCATTATTGAAGCGGATGGGCGTATTACCCGGAACGTCAGATTTGTTCTTCCCAAGAATGTCCAAAGGCAAGAGTGGTTTGTGGATAGAATTAAAAGTTGGCAGCAACAAACCAACTGAGTTACAAATTAAATTTATCGAAAATATGAAAAAGGAAGGTTATGAAGGCATCGTATGCTGGGGCGCAGACGAAAGTATTAAATTCATTAAGAACTTTTACCACCTTCCTGATATTAATACCCCTGTTAACCGCATGTGATGGCGGAGGCGGGGGCGGTTCTCCAGCACCTGTCACATCTGGCGGTATGGTGAATAGCTTGGTTTCAGGGGTAGCTGCTGGGGCTGGAATGGCTGCTGGTCATCACATTATCAATGGCGCTGTTAGTAAGTGGCAGAATCGTCCACGTCGTTCAGTTGGAATGCGTTCGTTTAGGCATCATTAAAAATCTTCTTCATCACCCGATAGAATCCTTGAGCGTTCTTCGTGCAAATTATTTGTTGCGGTGTTTTAATAAAAGTTTGCTCGATCATTGTTTTCATAAAGTGAAGATTTGAAAGCTGCTTGTAGCAGTCACTTGCATTATGCATATGCAATCGAACGAATTTAGCATAGAAAATATTCTTAGATTTTTCAGTATTTGTGAAGTAACTTTCATACACATTCACCCCAGCACATAAGTAAATCACATTAATCACTGGGAAGGATGTGTAACCTTGTGGCGTGACGGTATATCGTGCCTCGATGACATCAAAAGTAAATGTTTCGGCCTTTGTCCTGGCTAGCTTTGCATTGGGGTCAATCAGCTCGTGCTGGCAACCTCTACAGGCCCTTGAGGTAATGTCATTGGGCAACTCACAGATGGGGCAGTCTTTAAATTCAAAGTAGTGGTCGCATCTTTTGTTATTAGGGAGACCAATGCAGCGGCGAGCGTGTATAGTATTAAGGCTCCCACACGTATAACAAGGAATACAAAAGTCTTTTTCATTGTCTGCCTCGGGTTGTAAGGCTTTATTTATTATGGGGTCGTCTATATCTCCGTGTCTATCTAAATTGCCCGCGTAGTCAAGAATGAGAGCAGAGCTTTTTCCTTCATGGAGTCGCAGGACTCGCCCGATCCCTTGAGTATAAAGCACGAGGCTTTCGGTTGGACGGAGCCAAGCACAAACATCAAAAGATGGAACATCAACGCCGACCACAAGACAAGAAACGTTAATAAGATACTTAATGTCACCGTTTCGCGCGTATTGTAACGTTCTTTTCCTAACTTCATGCGTGGTATCTCCCGTGATAATTGCAGCCTGTCCTTCAGGCAAAGCAGCCAAGCATTCTTCACAATGGCGCTTTGTGGAAGCAAAAATGAACGCGCCTATTCTACCATTTTCAACCACCGCTGTAACTTCTCGCATGATTTCTGCGGTAAGTCTTTCGTTCTTTGATAGGGCCAGTTCGATATCTTTATGTCGAAATTTCCCGAAAGAATCGACATGACAATTGCTGAAGTCGATGCCATCAATATGATTATGCCCGAAGTATGGTTTCGTTAAATATCCATTATCGATTAACCATGATGTTGAAATCTCACATGCCTTCGTTTTGAAAAGCTCATTTTCTCCAACGATAGACAGTCCTTTTCCTCGATAACATGTCCCAGATAGCCCAATAATTCTGAAATTATAGCTATTAAGTTGCGCCTGATATCCGTACCAGTTTAATAATTTCATTAGCATCGAATCTTTATTGTGATAATCTATCGAATGACATTCATCGACCATAATTAAATTGAATTTAACCTTTGCAATTGGCGCGCCATCTTTTATTCCTTGCACTATTGAATGTGGGCTTCCAAAGATAATTGGTTCGGTGGTATTTTTCTCAGCGAGGCCAGCGCAATATAATCCGGCATTTCCTCCCTGCTCTAAATAAGTTTGATGATTTTGGCTTATTAAGGTGCTATTCATTGTGACGCAAAGCGCTTTGTATCCTCCTTTTTCTATCCATAGCAATATTTCTGCGCAGATTAATGATTTACCTGATCCAACGGATGCGTCCACAAGAATTGGATCGGTTGATTGTTTCAATAATCGCTTGATGTTATCTATTGTTTCCTGCTGATAAAGTCTAGGAATTTTCATTGAAAAAATCCAAATAATCAGCTGCTTTTCTTATTATCAACAAACCCATAAGCAGAGGAGTTTAAAGCTGCAACTTGAATCTTCAAGTTCATAATGTCATCTTCCAATTTCGAGACTAACGAGCGCGTCTTGAACTGCTCTTTGTTGAAAAAGAAATCCTTGTAACGGGAATAAAAGTTAAAATAAAGAACAGCAAATACAATAAAACTACCGATAAAACCACCCAACAAACCAGCCCACAGCGCATCAATCTCAAACATGACAAATTTTCCTGAACTCACAACGATTACAAATATAATAAATGGCATTCGTATTTATCTTTTCTGGTGGCTCTTCGCACACCGATATTACAGCGGCCTTGCATCTCAACTCATGGTAATAAATATCGTCATAATCCACCCACTCATGATGAAGTTCGGACGTGTCTTTATTTATCGCCAGCAAGACTCCGCGTTTATATCCTGACATGCCTAGATAGGATTGAAGCTGTGAGAAATACGACTCCTGCCACTCTCGTAAACCTTTGCTTTTGAACTGCGCAAATGAAGAGCTTTTTGCGGTCTTAATTTCAACAATACAAATAGATCCCCCCGGAACCACCAACAAAGCATCGGCATGGCCTTGGAACAAAGGGATTTCTTTGTCTTTAAAGAACAAATGTTTGTTGCAAACATTTGGCCTAACAACGTTGAGTTTTGCACTCTCCATGTAATCCAGCAATAATCCTTCAAGTCGCTTTCCGATTTCAAACGTGGTCTTTAAAGCCGCAGACGGAGCTTCCCGTTCTGCGCCCACGAATCCATACCAGATAGCCCGATTGCATTTCTTCCCAATCCCACTCGCGCCAATGTATCGGCGCGGTTCGTCTTTAGGAGATTCAGCGATTGTTTTTGTTATTATTGCTGATAAGTCCATTTGTAACTCCATTTGTATTTTAGAAAGGCAGATCGTTATCTAGTTCAGGCATAGCAGCATTGCGTGTCAATGCGCTTTGAACGCCAGATGTCGGTGCATATACGGCAACAGATTTGATACCTGTCTCGGTAGCAATCGCACCTGAAGCATGGACTTCACGAACGAAGTTTCCTTCCATCATTCCACCATCTTGTTTTGGCATAGACCATTCACCAATCTTGATGGAAACGATCTTGTTTAACATGGGAAGCAATTCCAAATCCATTGGCGCTTCTGCTGTAGATGGCTTGAACTCGCACAACTGCATAACTAGCTTCAACATGTTCAGATTGCGCTGAATCTGTTCTGGCTTGCCATCAAAGCATTTAATTTTCTGTGTGACTTCGCGTGACTTATGATCGCCATCCAACAGCTTGTAAATAATCTGATAGAACTTATCGACTGAATTGGTATGTTTGTTTTCTTTCTCAACCAATGTGAACGCCTTGATGGTAGCTGTAGCTACAGTACCCTCGGGAATCACAACAAAGTCACCGATAAACGCATCTTCTGGTTTGCCTGTTGGTGCTAATCCTGTTCCTGATAGCCAAAAACTCATTCTGCTTCTCCTTGGTTTAAAAATGCCTCGATAGCTTTAGGACTTAAGCCGCCCTCGTGTATTTCCTTGATCAACATCTGCGTAAACGCATACGCCACACCAACATTGTTGTCGTTATCTAACTCGGCCATCATCTCGATACCCGTTAAAACATCCCGCAGATGTCGCACGTTGGCCTTTACCTGGCGTTTCATGGTTTTTCTGTCTGACATTAGTGCATCTCCGATTGTTGAATCAACCGCTCTGTTGAAGCCATGATCTCCCTTATTACGGTCTTCGATACCTCAATAAGAGCCTCTTTATATTCAATGTTATTGTCGGATACATCTTTAGCAAACCCGTTGATTATCGTCACGTTGACGCTAGATAGAATGGAAGCAACCACTTCAATGTACATGTTCCCAACAGATTCGGACGTGTCATCATCAAAAAGCAAATCCTGATACAGCTGAATTATCTTGTCCGTTATCGACATTACGATGTTTTTTTGAGTTTCGTTCATTCTTTCTCCTGAAAAAACGGAATGTGTTTGGATAGCTCGTTGAACTCCATTTTTATTTCTGATGGCATATTAAATCGGTTCTTACTCACATGTCCATCAGACACGCCAGCCATAATAACCCGATCATTGGTGCTGCGCACAAGTGTACGGCCACTATCAGTTTCAGATGTGAAACTCTTCAGCCGACAAAACAATACCGCGTCCACATCATCCACATAAACAGAACGACTCTTTTCATGATTCATGATAATCGAATAAACGTCATAATCTTCGTTATCTGGCGCTTTATGTTTCGTCACGCCTAAATGCGCTACATAGACAACACAGATTCCGCGTTCTTTAAATTTATCCATCAAAGACTTTAGCGCATTATGGATGCTTGCGGCTCTAAGATATCCCGCTCCATAACCGCCGCAAGCAGCCGTTAACGTGCTTGGCTTAGTTCCACCTTTACCGATGGGTTCATTCTCAAGAATGTGCTCTACAATTAACGTATCGAGCTTGGAGACGCTATCAATAACGATGGTTTTAAAAGGAAACTCTTCCAGCGCCAACAATGCTTTAATATTCTTCCATACCTCGCCAAATGAATGCGCAATCGGAAGCGCCTTCACGCCCGGCAATTCATTGTCTTCAGTCAATATAAACAATGGACTCGGAAACGCAGCTGCCAGCGTACTTTTGCCAATTCCCGGCTTGCCAAAGATTGTAATACGGGGGGCTCCCGCGGTCGTCGTAATGATGGAGTCAAGAATATTCATACACCACACTCGTCATACAATGGCGCTCCCTTAACAACAAATTCCGTGCTTTCATTAGGAGGCATCGTGGGCATGCGTCCTGATGGAGGCTCTTTTGTACATGCGCCCAACAGGACGCACACAAGTAATAATCCGTATTTCATTTAAACTCCAGCTGATATTCTTACGTTAAGTTTACTTGGTTTTTTGCTTATAACTTGCGCCAGTAACGCCAATTCGTCAGCGCTCGCATATTTTTCAGCATCCCTGATAACGCTCTTGTTTAAATCATAAGACATGCGCGTCGTCACAGGATTGAAACAAGAAGGTAATCTTGCTCCCATTATTGCAAATTCTTCTTTGTTTAGTGTATATATCCAGCCTGATTTCACCGTGACTTTATATTTTCCAGCGATATACGTCTTGCTTCCATCTTCACCATGTTCAAGCAATTCGGCTAATCGTGGATCAAGCTCTTCTTTGATTCGAGATAATTCGGCAATCTGATAATTGATTGTATTTAGAGTGGATATAAGCTCTGCAATTTCATCGTTTCTGTCCATTTTATTCACCTTGTTTGTTAGCGTCAGGGATGACGTAGGGCTAGTATTACACAACCACTTGCGCCCGTCAAGCATTTGCGCTATAATATTTTCTAATTTGGAGGAAAGAATGACGATTGACGAAGTATATAAACATTTTGGTTCATGGAATAAGTGTGTAAAGCAGTGCGGATTCTCGGAGAACACCCCGCGCAACTGGAAGCGATTAGGCTACATCCCGGCGAATGCTCAGATTAGATTGGAGCGTCACACAAACGGGCAATTGAAACTTAGGACTGAAGACACGGGGATGTGATAAATGACGTTAAGCGTGAGCGAAAAGGAAGAATTAGAGTTGTTACGAGGCTCAGCAGCAAGATTTATGACAGACCCGCTGGAGAGGGCATTTTTCAAGCTGCAATCAATCATTGACAACCCACATCCAAACAGGCTGGATTCAGTATTGCCTACGTCTGCTTTTTATGTGTTAGCTGAATGTCTTTTGGAATTAAGACGGGAGATGAGAAAATGAAATACGTTGCGGTTGTTCTATTGGGTGCTGCCATCATT